CAGAAGGGGTCTGACACTCTCATAGTCCCCAAGGTAGGAACTATGACTGTTGGCGCTCTGGCAGAGGGCCAGGATCTAATCGATGAAGAAGAGATGGGTATGAGCACCATTTCTGTGCAAGCCAGCGAGGTCGGTGCCAAGATCATCATCACTGACAAACTGCTGCGTGAGAATACCCAACAGGTCTGGCAGATCGTTGGGCGTCAGCTTGGTGAAGCTATGGCTCGGAAGAAGGACGGGGATATCCTTGACCTCTTCAGCGCCTTGAATGGCGGCACTGACCTGGGCGCTACTACCAAGACACTGTCTCTCGCTAATACAGCAAGCTGTATCGGTATCGCTAAAGCCGAGAAATATGGCTCTGATCTACGGATAGTCCATCATCCTAACGCAGTCCTGAACTTGAACAAGGACTTGACTGGAGTGATGCAAGGAACCATCCGTCCTATCCCTTCTGGCTTCTCTGAAGACCGCCTGGGCCCTTTCTGGACTGGACTGAGGCTTTCTGGTGTCCCGATCTTTGAAGATGGAAACATCTCTGAAGATACGAATGGAGATGGATACGGTGCTATCTTTGACAAGGGCGCTATTGGCGTTCTGACCAGTGTAGCAATGAACAGAGAGAAACAGCGTGATGCTTCTCTTAGAGCAACTGAACTGGTAATTACCAGTGATTACAGTGCCTTTGAGATCGATGACAGTCGTGGAGCTCCGATGCTTTACGTTGTCAGCAACCCAGCAACTAACGCTTAATACTAGGGGGATTTATGCCACTAGGTACAGGACCAGAACTAAGGGAAGAGCGGCAATGGTTGGCCCAGCAGGGCTTCTCCTGGTCGTTCATACAGAACAACCGAGAGAAGGCTACCTGGTACAAGCCAGATGGCACTGCCTTGCCCAACTTGCCCGCTGATCCGTACCACATGAAGCGTTACCGGGCTAGAGGGTGGACGTTAGTCGCACCTGATAGTCCGGTCATCCCCCAAGACGCTGTAGACCAACTCCAGGAGCAGATAACTGCTGCTGCAGAGTTACTAGATATCGTTGATGAAAGTGCTACAGAAGCAGCGCCTCATCAACATACGTTCAATAGAGCTATGGGCTCTTCCTGCCGCACAGAGGGTTGCACCACTGTGCGGACCAGGGAATACAAACCCAGAGCTGCATAAGGGCTGTAACGATTTCCGAGGCCCTTAATATCGGAGATCGCAGGACTTTGAGCCTGTGAATAAGGAGAATTGAAATGGCTTTTCCTCAGACTATAAGCGGCAAATGGGGTTGGGAGAACGCAACCTCCACAACCAAATATCACAAACTGGGCACCATCATGCAGATAGCGGACTCCCGCTATGTGTACGCCAAGGCTGGCGAGGCGGTGTCAGTAGGCCAACTCATGGAAGCGTCAGGCGTTGAAGCTAATGAGAATGATGACTTGGCAGTAACTACCGGAGCAAGTGCCGGTGGCACTACGGTCATCGTTACCTTTGGCGGTGCTGTCACTAAGAATGAATATGCGGACGGCACTTTGTTCTTCAACTCCGCTACTGCGAGCGGCGGTTATATGTACAGAGTCAAGAGTCATGCGGCTGGAACAGCTAACGTGACCATCACGATCGACCACGAGGATGGCTTTGCTGAGGCTGTCACCGCTGGTACCGATACTGCTGGTTTCTACAAGAGCCCTTATGACGGCGTCTTGCAGTCCAACACCACCTCGGTGGGCCCGGTCGTTGGCGTCACTCGAAACGATATCGCCAGTAGCAGCTACGGCTGGCTGCAGGTTGAAGGACAATCAGTGGCTTTGATCCAGGGCACTCCTGGTGCAGGTCTGGGCATCATGCGATCTAACGGTACTGCAGGCGCAGTGGAGCTGAATGACGGCTCACTCAGTCTTGTAGGCCAGATGGGAAGGACTGCTGGCGTGGACGCTGAGTATCACGAAGTATTCCTGAACATACGTTAGATGGCAATTGGTGTCTGGCTACCAGGTGAACGGTACCGGATATATCAGCCGGGGACAGACCATGAAATCACGGTCATGATCCCCGGCGCAGATTCTATCTACGATGTTGACGAGCTGAATGAGATCTGCCACTGGCAGCGTGAAGAAGCTGAGAAAGAGTGGCAGAGTAAGGAAGCTAAGGTCCCGCTGACAAGAAGCCAGCAGCACGACCTGGGCGGCACGTTAGTAGAGATCCGGGCAAGCAAAGAGTTCAGCAAAGAAAACTTACATGGTAGGTATTGGTAATGCCAAAAGTTGGTGACAAGAACTTCCCTTATACGAAAGCTGGTTACAAGGCTGCTGCTAAGGCCCGAAAGAAAGGAACTAAAGCAAAAGCTGCTTCCAAGCCAATGACCAAGATGCGGCGTAGTTACTGAGGTGTTTAGATGCCGGTTGTCCAGGGGCGTACAAGAAAACAGATTAGAGTTTCTGTTGGTTACAACCTGCAGGCCCTCTATGTCTCATCGACTACCTCAGCGGTTGATGCTGCTAGCGTAGTTGACACCACTCTCCGTGGTGGCGATGACGCACACAATGGGAAGTGGATGGTTCAGACCTCTGGGGACAATGATGAAGTAATCAGACAGGTCTCAGATTACACTCAGAGCTCCACTGACATGACAGTGGCCCCTGCTTTCTCGAACACAGTGGCGTCTGGAGCCACTTACGAGCTATGGGATGAAAGATTCAACCCAGCTCGTATCAATGACTTTATCGACCAGGCCATCATTGAAGTGACTGGCCGAGTCTATGACCCTGAGACTGATGTCTCTCTTCACACTGACGGGAATACAACCACGTATTCCATACCTTCCCAGTTCGCCATGATCAACAAGATCGAGCAGCGGAAGACTGTCACATCCACCAGGATCCACGATTGCTCGGCTGCGTTCGATTCCAACACTGTAAGCAACTTCACTGCGGCACTAGATACGAAAGACCGCAGGCAGGGTACTTCATCGGTCCAGTTTGATATCGGTGCTTCTGTCTCTGCCGGTGCGTTCCTATACGACACTATCTCCAGCGTGAACCTCAGTAAGTATGACTACATAGAGTTCTGGGTTAAGAGTTCGATCGCTACCAGTGCGGCAGGGAATCTGAAGCTACATCTAGATAACGCTGCTATCACAGCAGACGGCAACGACCTGGAGAGCCTAAATATCCCAGCCCTTAGCGCCGATACCTGGACCTATGTCCGCGTAGCTCTTTCTCAGCCCGAGAATGACACTGCGATAGTGAGCGTGGGCCTTGAGTATGATTCTGACTACGGTTCCAGCAGTGCAGTCACTGTCTGGCTAGATGACATCAAAGCAGTGGTTGACGCCAGTGGTACCTGGGAGAAGATGCACTCCCATCTCTGGAGTATAGATAAGAACAACCGGAAGCTGGTGTTATCTCAGGACGGCAGGTCTGCAGCTCGCTACAACCTTCTCCGCCTAACTGGTGGAGACCAGCCAGCGATCATGACTGCTGATAGCAGTACCTGTGAGATAGACGAGGGCTATGTAATTGCGAGGGCTACGGCTCTAGCCTTGTCGGCCTCCTGGGGTCTTCCTGACCCCGGTGAGGCCCGGCGTATGGCTCAATTCTGGATGGCTCTTTCTGAGGCGGCAAAGGCCAGGATGCCAATGCTCCAGGGCGTTCGGACGGTTGATTAATGACACAACGAGTTATTCAACCTGATGAAATATCGCTGAACTCTGTCCGATACCCCATCGAGGGGCCGGTGCAGACGGTTCTGGCGTCCATCTATCCCAGCAAGGTTGTCCTGGGGGATACCACTAAAGATAGCCAGCTACGAGCTTCTGTGGCCGCCTGGACTGATTTCAGGGGTGGCATAGGGGCTGAAGAGGTAGTGTCTGTCGAGGACCCGTTAAACCGGGCCTGGTGGAGCACTTTGAACCTGCGGAACCAGGGCCACCTGGTTATGGCACCTTTGACCGAGGATGCTACTGAGGATTTCAATACCATAATTGGCATTTTGATTGAGTTCAAGGATGCTATTTACGGCACTGCCAATAACGGCTACCTCACGTATTTGTATAAGTTTAATGATGGAGCTAATGACTGGGGCGGCAATCTTCAGACACTGGATGCGGCTACCACAGATGCTCTAGCAATCTCTCTTGGCGGCACTGATTACATGGTGATCGCCACTGGTGGCACCGGCGAATCTGGCTCGTATGTTAGCTCTTATTGGTACTCATCAGATGCGATCAATTTTACCAAAGACACAACTGACACTCAGTACCTGGCCGAGTGGGATGACCGTCTCTGGGGCATAGATATTACTGGCCAGCTTTGGTGGGCCCACACTATAGGGACTGAGATAAATGACGCTAAGCTGCCTTTGGGCGGTGGTTCCGATGAGGTTGCAGACTTATTTGTAGCTCCCAGCGGCTCTGGGGAACCGATCCTTTATGCAGCTACCAGGACTGGTCTCTGGGCTCACGATGCTGATAACAGTAGGTTTGTGCAGACAGAGCTGCGGCTCCCGTTCCATCCTCAAGCTGGTGAGGGCTGCGCCAGGTGGCGTGACTCGATCTACTATCCTGCGGGACTAGGAGTCTATCGGTATACGCCTAGCGCCAGCACTGCTTTTGTAACTGCGATGGGACCAGACAGAGATGACGGCGTCCCCACCGCATACCGTGGCTTTATAACTGGTTTAATCCCTACTCATAACGATCTCCTGGCGATGGTTGATGGCTCAGCTCCTCCTGCAGAATTGCCTACTGTCTGGGGTGGCTATGGCCAGCTAGGGGATTCTCCCGCTATTGATGGCACTGGCTATTCCTCTCTATTGGCATGGAATGAGCAGGGCTGGGAGACAAAGTGGGTTTCGACAGTTACTGATAACAACAAGCTGAGAGCCGGTATCGTTGCGAACGCTTATGGCGGCACCGGGGCTAAGAAGAGCACTAAGTACCGGGTCTACTGGGGAGAGAATGAGACCCTTCATTGGCAGCAACTCCCGGTTGCTGTTGAGAACCCCAGACAGCGGAATACGTTCGAGTATGCAGCGTCTGGAGAGCATCAGACCCCCTGGTTCAGTGCAAACCAGAGCGAGGTCGAGAAGCTAGGTCTGAGGCTGAAAGTGGAGGTCGAGGGAGCGTCAATCACCGAGACCGTAGCTTGTTCCTATGCCTTGGACGGCAATGATTCGGACGCTGCTTGGGTTTTGCTGACAGAGGCTTATACCAATGACGCAGGTGATACCTTCACGGCTTCTAGTGACAAGATCACCGGCAATGGGATAACGACCTTCTTGTTTGGTGGCATCAGCACCCCTACAGGCACAGCCTTTAGAAGCATCAGGTTCAAGTTGGAGCTGGCCCGTGGTTCTACTACGGCAAACTCTCCGGACATCAGGTCCATCACCCTGGAGTTTAGAAAGAAACTGCCAGCCAAGTGGGGCCACAGCGTAACAGTTGACTTACAGCAGCCTTACGGAGGACGCAGCACTAATGAGCTGCGGTCCGCCCTGGTGGCTGCTGCTGAATCGAGCAGCCTGGTGGAATTTACTTTCCGGGACGATGGCAGTAATGAACGGAACTATTACGTTGATGTTTCTGCTGTAGAAGGGTTAGAGTTTACCGGCCACAATGAGTCTGGGACAACAAAAGTTCTCCTGGTGGAGCCATGAGATTTGATTCAGGCACAACAGATGTCCCTAGTGCCGGTACCGCAGTACAGCTTTCCAACACTGCTGACCGGGTGGTCTGGATCAGGGTATCGGCCAGGACCGGGATCTCAGGCGCGGTCTATTTCGGGAGATCCGATGTAGCGGCTGCTAGCGGATATGAACTAAGTGCCAATGATTACCTGGAGATCGACCTTAGACCGGGGTCTGAAGCCTTCAGCGCTTTCTATGTGGACGCAAGTACAAACGGGAACGACCTGGACTGGGCCGTTCTATTGGAGCATTAAATGTCAGACATACATCTAAGCGGCTTTCTCTTCAACGCCTCTGGGGCTGCAGTAAGCGGCGCTACAGTAGAAGCGTTTGCCAAGAATACTGTGACCGAGACAGGCGGTACGGTGGTAACTGGCGGCAGTACCACCACCAATAGCTCTGGTTACTACACGATGACAGTAACATCGGACAATGAGCTCGATGTTCGTATTACCAGCGGCAACAGTGTGCGCTGGCGCCGGTTCGATGACCGGCTCCAGATCGAAGAGGTTGAGGTATCTACCCTCAACATACGGGAGGGAGCTACCGCCCAGGTCTACACCATCGCACCGGGAGCCATAACAGCAGATAGAGTTCTGACATTGCCTGCCTCTACTGGCGCCGATACTCTAGCGAGCCTTGGTGTAGCGCAGACATTCTCCGCTGCTCAGACATTTGGTGCAGGGGTAACGTCTACAGCGGCGTCCAACACGCTGGGAGCCACCAGCTTCAACGATGCAGCCATTACTAACGTCAGCGACATAGCCCTAGATAGCATCAGTGCAGACGGGACTGATATCAATATAGCAGTGGACGATAACTCTGCCACGGCTCTGACCATCAAGCAGGGTAGTGATGCTTACCTGGTCGTAGATACCGCTAACTCCAGTGAGTCAGTGAGCATCGGGACCGGGATATCTGGTACTGCCATTACGCTGGGTCACAGTACTTCTGAAGTCACTGTAGCCGACAACCTCACTGTAACTGGTGATTTAACAGTATCTGGTACAACTACGACAGTTGATAGCTCAACTATCAATGTCACCACCGGATTTGTATTTGAGGGCGCAAGCTCAAACCTTCATGAAACTACGCTAGCAGTCGTTGATCCAACGGCTGATGCCACCATCAACCTCCCTGCTATGGGCGCCGGGACTTACTATCTGCCGGTCCTCGGAGCGGCTACCACTACCAGCATCGCCAGCACTCCAGCAGAGTTGAACCTACTGGACGGCTCTGCCAAATCAACCAGTTCGATAACGATATGTGACGCTGATGCCTTCATCGTTATCGACGGGTCTACCACCAAGCAGATTCCAGCATCGGACATTACCGCCTACGTCGGCGGAGGCACGATGTCTTCCTTCCAACTGGAGGACGATGACGGGACAGAAGTCACGATCAGTAACGCCAAGGAAGTGAAGATCATTGGGGACGGCGTCACTTCCAACTGGACTGATACAGACAATGGTACTGACGGTGATCCTTACGATTTGACCATAAGCATCGATGTTGCACAGACAAGGATCACCTCGATCCTGGCTACTGATGTGAAGATCGGCGAGGATGACCAGACCAAGATAGATTTTGAAGATGCTAACACCATCAACTTCTATGCGAACAATGCTAAAGACCTGGTTCTCTCCGAGAACGCCCTGACCCCTGGCACCACTGACGGTACTGCGCTCGGGACTACATCCCTCATGTGGAGCGATGCTTTCTTGGCCAGTGGCGCGGTAGTCAACTTCAACAATGGAGACGTTGCCCTCACCCACTCGGCCTGTACTCTGACCATGACGGGCGGTGCGCTCACTGTCGGCGTCTGCGGCACGGGCCACGATGTGAAGTTCTTTGGTTGCCTAGCTGGCGCATATATGCTCTACGATGAATCAGAGGAGCAACTGGAGATAAGAGGCTCATCGGCTAATGCCGCCACTAGCACTGGCAAGCTACTCCTTACTACAGCGCAGACCGCCGTGGATGCCTGCGATGTCATCGGCAGTATCAACTTCCAGGCTCCTGCTGAAGCTGGCGGTACTGATGCCATAGCCATAGCCGCTGGAATCAGAGCGGTAGCCCAGGCCACGTTCACCTGTGCCGTCAACGCGACTGACCTCATCTTCTACACAGGCCACAGCGAGGCGGCGGCTGAGAGATTTAGGTTCACCAGCCAGAATGAGATAGGAATCGCTGGTGCCAACTACGGCACTGACGG